AACATATAATGTTGATCAAGGAAATATTAATAGTATTCCAGATAATACAATATTGGTACATAGGAAAAAAGAGTCAAATACCTTGTATACTATTAATGCACTTAACGAGTTGATTAAAAAGTTAAATAATGGTGTGGTAGATACAAGCTATCAAATAGATTGGCAACATTATAAAAATTGTATATTGCTCACTCAGCATAACGATTTGAATCAACTAAATACTAAAATATATAAGATAATTGATCTATGAAAAAAGATATTATATTAGAGGAATATAAAAGAATGCAAAAACTTGCAGGTGTACTTAAGGAATCTGCACAATCAGATGAATTATCAAAAGAAATTGATAAATCTATATCAAAGATTGATGATAATATGTCATATGTAGATTTTGCTCATGCGGTTGCAAATATTTTAAAGAGTGAATATGGTTCACATCTTTATGGTAAATTTATTGATGAGTTAAAAAGTAAAATGATTGATTTATGATTAAGCTGTACGACCTTGTATTTGAGGATATAGAAAAAAATGATATAGATTTAGGGGATAAAACTCAAGAATTTAATGAGAAATTAGAGTTAATGTTACCTGGGGTTCAAAAACTGCTAATAGATTTTATTGATAAATTAAATGATTCAGAAAAAAAAGAATTAGGATCTTTATTAAATAAATATTCTTCTGTTAATGATTTAAAGGCTCCACAAACTCCTTTTGAAATTAAACTTGCACAATTAGATAAAAGACCCATAGGACCAGGAGAAATTCTTTTTCATTTAGAATTACAAGATTCAACTATGGTAGGAGATACTAACCATGATCTTATAGTTAAAGGAAAAATTTGGGAAGTAAAATGGGTAAAAAAATATGGAGGACCTTTTAGAGGAGCTAAAGACGCAAAACTTTCTAATTTTCAATTCTCAGGAAAATTATTAAAAATTGTAGGCTATTTAGATAGTGTTGTTAATGATCTTCCTAATTTAGGTGAAGATTTTAAAGAAATATCTCCCGAATTATTTGATAGTTTACAAGGTTGGAATCGTAAAGTTGCACGAACATACACCCCTAAAACTGCTATACTTGCAGGAGAACTTTCTATATCCTTTAGAGATTGGATGATTAAAACAATTAATAGTATAAAAAAAGAAATTGAAGTTAATACAGATGATGAATTTACTTATGTTAAATTTGGGGGAGTTAATGTCGGTTCTAAGGAAAAAGGCATAGATCCTGTTAACATACAAAAAGTAGATGATGATTCTGTATTATTAAATTTTATTGGTAGAGATACTTTAACTGTTTTAGAAAAATTAAATGATATGGATTATGTTGGAGAGGGTAGTTTTATTGGAGATTTAGATGGTGCAGTAGCACAAATAACAGAAAATTTCCCTTCCACAATTATTTTTAGTTATGAAGGGGGCATAGCTGTTATCCCCCAAGAAGAGATGAAAAATCAAATTGAGATTGCTGCTATTTCTCAAGGAGGAATTAATCTCCAAGTAAAAAAAGAATTCTTTCAAAATTAATTGATCTCTAACTTGGAGAAGCAAAATACTGTTCGTATATTGATGGTATTAAAATAAATAAATGTTATAAATAAATTAGTTATTATGGACTTAGATTCAATAAAAAATAAGTTGGAGGGACTCCAACAAAAAACCGTTGTTGGACAAAAACGGGATTATAGTTTAACCTTTTGGAAACCATCTTTAGGAAAACAACAAATTAGAATTGTACCTTCGGTATTTACACCGAAAAACCCATTTACGGAACTTAAATTCTATTATGGTATTACAAATAAAGTGATGCTTTCGCCTGCAAACTATGGTGAAAAAGATCCTATTGCTTTGTTTATCACTAAACTTAGATCTGAATATAATACAGAAAATTACCAACTAGCTAAAAAGTTAGAAGCTAAAAATAGGGTTTTTGTTCCTGTTGTTGTAAGAGGTGAAGAGGAAAAAGGTGTTAGATTATGGCAATTTGGAAAACAAGTATATGAAGAGTTACTTTCATTAGCTGTTGATGAGGAAATTGGTGATTACACTGATATTGTAAATGGTAGAGATATGACTGTTGAAACAGTTGGACCTGAGTCTACTGGTACACCTTACAACAAATCTTCAGTTAGAGTTAAGATGAAAGAATCACCACTTAGTGCTAAGGCTGAAGAGGTAACACTTTGGACAACAGAACAACCAGATCCAAATGGTGAGTTTAAGAAGTTTACATTTGATGAAATGAAATCTGCCTTAGAACAATATTTAACTCCTGAGTCAGAAGAGGATGAGATTATCTCTGAACCTGCTGTTGGATTTGAAAGTGAAGCTCCTAAGTTGAAGTTTAATGTTGATACCTCTCAGGTTAAGAAAACCAAATCTGATCAGTTTGACTCATTATTTGAGGAAAAAGATAGTGGAACATCTGACTTACCTTGGGAAAATTAATGGCTAAAAAGAAAGCAAAATCTTTATCTGAAGCAGTATCTGCTGAAGTAAGGAGCAGTTTTGATCTAAATAAATTTAAGAATAAAAAAGGTTTAGACAAAAATGTAAAGTTTAAGGATCAAGAATGGATTCCTTTATCAAAAGCATTTCAAGATGTTACTTCTATACCTGGTATCCCTATGGGTCACATTGTGATCTTAAGGGGGCACTCAGATACAGGAAAAACCACAGCGCTAATTGAAGCAGCAGTATCAGCACAAAAAAGAAAGATATTACCTGTTTTTATTATTACTGAAATGAAATGGAATTGGGAACACGCCACCCAAATGGGTCTAGATATTGATATTGAAAGAGATCCCGAAACAAATGAAATTACAGATTATAACGGTAACTTTATTTATGTAGATAGAGAAACATTACATACAATAGAAGATGTTGCTGCCTTTATTTTAGATTTAATAGATGAACAGAAAAAAGGAGCTTTACCTTATGATTTATTATTTCTTTGGGATTCAATAGGATCAGTACCTTGTGAGATGTCAGTACGTTCTAATAAGAACAATAATGAATGGAATGCAGGTGCTATGTCTACTCAGTTTGGTAATAGTGTAAATCAAAGAATCACTTTATCACGTAAAGAATCATCTGTTTATACTAACACATTAGTTTGTATTAATAAAGTTTGGACTGCTAAAGCGGAATCACCTATGGGTCAACCTAAATTAATGAATAAAGGTGGATTTGCTATGTGGTTTGATTCTACATTTGTAGTAACATTTGGTAATATTTCTAATGCTGGAACTTCTAAAATAAAAGCTATTAAGGAAGGTAAGCAAGTTGAATTTGCTAAAAGAGTTAACCTACAAATTGATAAAAACCATATTAATGGTATGACTACTAGAGGTAAAATTATAATGACACCTCATGGATTTATCAATGATGATGAAAAGGAACTTAAGGAATATAAATCCTCACATGCTGAAGAATGGAGTGCTATATTAGGAGGTACAGATTTTGATGTAGTTGAAGAAAGCTATGTCCCCTCAGATTCAGTCCAGTTTACAGCAGAACCCGAATAAAATATGAAGCATAAAGAACTATTTAAGTTGTTGGACGAAGTCCAAGAACAAGGGGAAACACCTACCCAAAATAAACATGATAAAGTATTGTTGATAGATGGATTAAATCTATTTTTTAGAAACTTTGCTATGATGAATATGGTAAATCCTGATGGAGTCCACATTGGGGGGTTAGGTGGTTCCCTACGTTCTTTAGGTGCTTTAATAAGACAAATACAACCCACTTCAGTGTATATGATATTTGATGGTGCAGGTTCTTCTAATAATAGGAAGAACTTGCTCCCCGAATATAAATCAGGAAGAAATATTTCAAGAGTTACTAACTGGGAGGTATTTGAAAATATAGGCGACGAACATAACTCAAAAATTGACCAGATAGTGCGTCTTATCCAGTATTTAAAGCTATTACCTGTCAAAACCACCCTAATCGACAAAGTGGAAGCAGACGATGTTATAGCCGTGTTAGCTCCTAAACTTGTTAAAGAATATAATTCAACTTGTTTTATAGTTTCTAGTGATAAAGATTTTGTTCAACTAGTAACTGATAAAATTATATTGTATAGACCAATAGAGAAAGAATATTATACACCTAAAACAATAAAAGAAAAATTTGGTGTATTAGCTCATAACTTTATTTTATATAAAACATTATTAGGTGATAGTTCTGATAAAGTACCTGGGATTAAAGGATTAGGTGCAAAAGGATTATTTAAGAAATTTCCTGAGTTAGCAACACAAGAGTTAACACTAGAGGATATTTTTGATATATCAGCTAGGAAACATAAGGAGCATGTTGTATATTCGCGTATAGTATTGGATAGGAAAAGATTAGAAAATAATTATAAAATTATGGATTTAAGTGCCCCAATGATTGATGATAAAGAAAGACAATTTCTTGACCATCTAGTTAAAGAGGACCTACCAGAATTAAATACTGAACTATTTATCCAAATATATAATGAAGATAAATTAGGAGGTATGATTAGGAATTTAGAAAATTGGGTAAAAGACAATTTTGAACATTTTAAAGGTTATAAATAAATGACATTAAATTCACTTACATCTTATGGAAAGGAATTTCAAATCAAAGTTATATCTTCTTTACTAACACATAAAGAATTTTTAACTAATGTTAATGATATTATAAGTGATGAGGATTTTGAATCATCTTCACATAAATGGATTATTAAAGAGATTATTAGGTATTATGACAAATACCATACAATACCTACTTTAGATATCTTAAAAGCTGAACTGCAAAAAATAGACAATGATGTCTTACAAATCTCTATTAAAGACCAACTTAAACAAGCATATGTAAGTTCAGATGAGGATTTAGAATATGTACAAGAGGAGTTTACAAACTTTTGTAGAAACCAACAACTAAAAAAAGCATTAATGTCTTCAGTAGATTTATTAAAGGCTGGAGATTATGATTCAATCAAAATGATGATTGAAAATGCTTTAAAAGCAGGACATGATAAAAATATAGGACATGAATACATTAAAGATATTGAAGAAAGGTATAGAAAAAATGCTAGAAAAACTATCCCAACACCTTGGGACAAAATCAATACATTATTACAGGGAGGGCTTGGAAATGGAGATTTTGGTCTTATATTTGGTAGCCCAGGAGGTGGTAAGTCTTGGTCATTAGTGGCAATGGGTGGATTTGCTGTTAGATTAGGGTATAATGTAATACATTACACTTTAGAATTAGGTGAAGAATATGTTGGAAAAAGATATGATGCATTTTTTACTAATGTTGATGTTAGTGATTCTGAAAAACTAAAAACAAAAGCACAAGAAATTATACCTGATTTACCTGGTCAACTAATTATAAAAGAATTCCCAACAGGAAGGGCAACAATGTCCACAATAGAATCACATATTAATAAAGTAGAAGGATTAGGAATAAAAGCAGATCTTGTAATAATTGATTATGTTGATCTTCTTACATCAAAGAAGCAAAATAGAGAGCGTAAGGATGAAATTGATGATATTTATATTAGCACAAAAGGTTTAGCTCGACAATTAGACATTCCTATATGGTCTGTTTCACAAGTTAATCGCGCAGGGGCACATGATGATATAATAGAAGGTGATAAAGCAGCTGGATCTTATGATAAGCTAATGATTACTGACTTTTGTATGTCTTTGTCTC